TATCGCTACCAACCTTCGCCTGTACACCGAGCGTGCACCTCTACGCACAAAATCGGGAAATGACATGAGGGGGGTATGGAAGAAAACAACAAGCCAGATCCGCCTCTTTTTTTGATCCTAAATGAAGGGAGGGGGGGGCTGTGGCAGGCAGACCCAGAAAATCAATAGCGGAAAAAAGGCTTGAGGGGAACCGGAGCAAAACCCCTCTCGATGATCCGCCGGAATTTCCAAAGGGAGAAATGAAATGTCCGAGGTGGCTTTCTCGGGAGGCCAAGAAGTTCTGGAAAAAGATCGTTCCCATTCTTCAGGAAGCATCGGGCCTTCTGGAGATCTGTGACCAAACGGCCCTGGAAGGATTCTGTGAGACTTACGCGCAGTGGAAAGAGGCGTCTATCATCCTCCAGGAAGAGGGAATGACCTTCTCGACAGATAAAGGATACATCCAGCAGAGGCCGGAAGTAGCCATTGTCCAGAAATCGAGCAAGAGCCTTATGGATTACATGAATGCCTTTGGGCTTACCCCGAGCTCCAGGTCGAGGCTGGGAATCAAGCCACCGCCAAAGGGTGACGGCTTCGATGACTTCTAACTCCAGGCTGATCGGGCTCAAGCGGCAGGCCAAGGATGAAGGGTGGTCTGAGTGGATCCGCTCAGAGGCAGACGAGAAAGCCATGCTCAAGGGCTGCTACTTTGACATCGAGGCGGCCAATCGGCCTATCGTTTTCTTTGAAAAATACCTGAGACATGCCAAGGGCCGCTGGGCTGGTAAACCTTTCATCCCCCTTGAGTGGCAGCGGCAAGATGTGATCATGCCCATCTTTGGATGGAAAAGACGCAATGGTTACAGGCGGTATCGTGTTGTCTATATAGAGATACCTAAGAAGAACGGTAAAAGTACCCTGTTAAGCGGTATCGGGCTTTACCTGCTTACAAAGGACGGCGAGCAGGGAGCGGAGGTATATTCCTGTGCTGCAGATCGAGACCAGGCAAGCATCATTTACCTGGAGTCCGAGAACATGGCCAAGGCCTCTCCGGCACTGAAGAAACGGCTGAAGATCATATCTTCACGCTCAAGAATTATCTTTCCTCAGACAAATTCTTTTTACCGGGCTCTTTCTGCAGATGCAAACACCAAGGAAGGTTATAACGTTCATGGTCTTCTTTTTGACGAGCTCCATGCCCAGAAGGATTCTACACTCTGGGATACATTGCGTTATTCCGGTGCTTCCAGGACCCAGCCGCTTCTCATCACCATAACCACAGCCGGGTATAACCGTCAGTCTATCTGCTGGGAGCAGCACGACTACGCCCGCAAGATATTGAAGGGTGTAATAGATGATATGTCTTTCTTCCCTCTTATATACAGTACCAACTGGGAGGATGCGGAGAATGACCCGGATATAGAAGAAGATGACTGGACAGATCCGGAAGTATGGAAAAAGGCCAATCCAAGCCTGGGAGAAACCATAGACCTTGATGTTTTTGCAGAGGAATGCGCAGAGGCTCAGGAGATCCCCAGGAAACAGAACACCTTTAAGCGTTACCGGCTTGATATATGGACCGGAGCAGAGACGGCGTGGATCCCCGTGGACCGCTGGAGGGCCTGCAAAGGTGAACCAGACCTTGCTAAACTCTCTCAGCTGCAGTGCTGGGGAGGCTTTGACCTTTCCACTACCACAGACCTTACGGCCTTTTCCATTGTCTTCGAGCCCGACGAGAATGGCCATGTCTGGGTCCTGTCATGGGCATGGTGTCCGAAAGATACCATGGAGAGCCGCATAAAACGTGACAAGGTGCCCTATGACACATGGGAGCAGCAGGGGTACCTGATCGTCACCGGCGGGTCCAGTGTGGATTACAACAGTATAGAGAAGTTCATCCTGGAGGAAATAAAGGAGAAGTTCCCCAGGTTAACAGTTTTGGGATATGACCCATGGAACGCTACTCAGTTTGCACAGAACCTTGAAGAGGAGGGTGTTCCGGTGGTGCCTGTGAGGCAGGGGTATAAGACCATGTCGCCGGCATGCAAAGAGCTGGAACGGCTTGTCCTTGGCGGACATTTGAGGCATGGGGACAACCCGGTTCTTAACTGGGCCATGTCCAACGTAATGATCGAGATGGATGCAGCCGAGAACATCAAACCCACCAAAGCCAAGTCGACAGAACGCATCGACCCTGCCGTATCCATGCTTACGGCCATGGCAACCATGATGGAGTTTGGGGAAGACGACCAATCAATCTATGAAACCCGCGGACTGATAGTTATTTAAGCCCGAATGGAGGTGAAACATGAAAATACTTAACCGACTGAAGGCCGCCTATAAAGCCCTTACCATTGCAACCAATGCGAATGAACTGGAAAAGATGATCCGCAGTGTTATGGGGGGCGGTCCTACGGAGAGCGGCGAGCATGTATCCCCCGACAGGGCCATGCAAACCGCGGCAGTTTTTACCTGTGTCCGCGTTCTGGGAGAATCGGTTGCCCAGCTGCCCCTTGGAATATACAAGTCCCGGGAGGATAACGGGAGCGATAAAATGACAACCCACCCGCTTTACAGGCTTGTGCATTATCAGCCCAACGAGTGGATGACCTCCTTCGAGTTCCGGGAATACATGATGGCATGCCTGAACTTGAGGGGGAATTTCTACGCTTTCAAGAACTATGTGGGTACAGGGCAACGAAGAAGGATAGTTGAGATCCTTCCGTTCCATCCGGATACAGTGGAAGTGAAACAGGACGAGAACTGGGATATTACCTACGAGGTAAGACTTCCGAACAGGGCTCCTCAGATAATCCCTAAGTCAAACATGCTCCACATAAAGGGACTTTCTCTGAACGGCTTAAAGGGTGTTTCTCCTATCCAGTACCAGAGAGAATCAATAGGCCTTGCCATGGCAGCGGAGAAATACGGAGCCAGGACATTCAAAAATGGTGCAAGACCGAGTTTAGTATTAGAACATCCAAACTCTTTGACTCAAGAAGCAGCAGAAAGGCTTAGTAAAAGCTGGCATGAGGCTTATGGAGGAGAAAATACCGGTAAAACGGCTATTCTGGAAAACGGGTTGAAGGTCAATAAAATTTCTATGAGTAATGAAGATGCCCAGTATCTTGAGACCCGAAAATTCCAGAGGTCGGAGATAGCCGGAATATTCAGGGTTCCAGCTCACATGGTGAACGACCTTGAAAAGGCTACATTTTCAAATATTGAACATCAGTCCGTTGAATTTGTTGTTCACAGCCTTAATCCTTGGATAGTTCGCATAGAACAAGCCATGTGGAGAGACCTGTTAACCCTGGAAGAGCAGAATGAAGGTTATTTTTTCCTCTTTAACGTTGATGGCCTCCTCCGGGGGGATGCAAAGAGCAGGGCAGAAGCACTCAAGATTCAGAGATTAAACGGCATAATCAATGCCAATGAATGGCGGGCTCTTGAAAACCTTAATCCCATTGAAGGTGGAGACGTCTATCTTACGCCTCTGAATATGAGGCAGAATGGAGTAGACCCAGATGAAAAGGATTGATCAGGAATCCGCAAGGCGGTTGATGGGCCGGCTCGCCTTACGGGAAAGTGCCGGAAACGGCAATAAATCCTGGTACCGTATAAAGGCCCAGTCGGAAGCCGAGGTGGATATCTATCTCTACGATGAAATCTCGATGTGGGGGGTAGAGGCCGAACAGTTTGTTCGAGATCTCAACGGGATAACGGCGCAAACAATCAATTTAAGGATAAACAGCCCAGGCGGAGACGTTTTTGACGGAGCCGCCATTTTTAATGCCCTGGAACGGCACCCGGCTAAAGTGATCACCCATATTGATGGATTGGCTGCATCGATGGCTTCTGTGATAGCACTTGCCGGCGATGAGGTGAGAATGGCGGAAAATGCCTTTTTTATGATCCATCATCCATGGTGTCTTTGTGTTGGAAATGCAGAGGACATGAAAAAGACAGCAGAGATCCTTGAAAAGATCGGAGATGCGGCGGTTCGTACTTACGTCAGAAAGAGTGGCCAGTCTGAAAAGCAGATCCGTGCCTGGATGGATGAAGAAACATGGATGACGGCGGATGAAGCCAAGGAAGCCGGATTTGTGTCCGAGATAGTCACGGGCCCGGCAGTGGAATCGAAGTTCGATCTATCCATCTATAGCAAGGTTCCTGATGCTCTCAAGGGAAAAGATCCGGGAGAGTGGTCAGAGCGTGATTTTGAGGGATTCCTGCGGGACGCCGGATTCTCTCGTAAACAGGCCGAAGCGGTTGTGTGCGACGGCTTCCGGTCACTTAACCAGGGGGACCCTGGTACAGATGACCTTGTGGCAAGTTTGAAAAAAAATATTGAGATTATGCGAGGAGGTACACAATAATGGATCTTGAAAAGATCAAAGCACTGATCGATGAACAGGGAAAGGCCTTCAATTCCTTCAAAGAAGCCAATGACCAGAGGCTTGCCGAGATAGAGAAAACATCGGGGCAGGCCGGAGAGCTCCAGGGACAGCTCGAAAAGATCAATGACGAGCTGGACAAGCTGGACAAAATACGTGACGAGATAGAGCGGGTTGAAGCTCTTGCAAATCGCCCTGCCGGTGGACAGGCCCTGACTGAGCTTGACAAAGCCAGAGCGGAACACCAGAAAGGCTTCAACAGCTTTATTCGTAGCGGGGCTGAGGCGGGTCTGAGAGACCTTGAGGTTAAGGCCGCTCTTGGAGACAATCTCAACACTGCTGCAGGCGGAGACGGCGGTTATGCTGTACCCGAGGAACTCGACAGGCAGATTCTCAGTCTCATGAGTGTAGGGTATGCTATGCGTGAATTGGCTAACTCTGTCACTATAGGGGGAAGCCAGTACAAAAAGCTTGTAAACCTACATGGTGCCGCGTCTGGATGGGTTGGAGAGACTGCAAGTCGACCTGCTACAGGAACACCTCAGCTTGCAGAGTTGACTCCCTTCATGGGAGAGGTTTACGCGAACCCTCAGGCTACACAGACCATGCTTGATGACGTGTTTTTCGATGTTGAGAAGTGGCTTGCTGAGGAACTTGCCGAAAAATTTGCTGAGGATGAAGGATCTGCGTTTATCTCCGGTGACGGGAGCAATAAACCTAAAGGCTTCCTTGCCTACACCACTTCAACCGACGAAGATGGCGACAGGGACTTTGGGACTATCCAGTATCGCGAAAGTTCCGCTGTGGGTTCCCTCAAGGCTGATGACATCATCGACCTTGAAATAGACCTGAAGGAAAAACTGCTTGCCGGAGCCGTTTTCCTCTGCAAACGAAGCACTCTTCGGACCATCCGTAAGCTGAAAGATGGTTCTGGAAATTATCTGTGGCAGCCTTCTCTTCAGGCGGGCATACCTCAGACCCTTAACGGCTATCCCATCAAGACCGATGGAGGCATGCCAACTGTTTCTGCTGGCAATTATGCCCTGGCATTTGGAAACTTCAAACGGGGTTACACCATTGTCGACCGTATTGGCATAAAGGTTCTTCGTGACCCTTACACCAATAAACCTTACGTGGGCTTCTATACCACCAAGAGAGTTGGTGGAATGGTGACAGATTCAGAAGCCATCAAGCTTCTGAAGATAAAATCGTCTTAAGTCGGGAGTTATCTAAAGAGGAGCCTTGCGCTCCTCTTTTTTTTGAAAGGATGTGAGGTTATTACATGAACAACAATAATGCACTGGTGCACCTGAAACAGGGTGGCGAAGAGCTGGTTGTTGAAGCCGGAGGCAAGATAACAAATGCCGGTACCCAGGCCAGCAACATCGCAGAGCTGGAGATCACCACAGACCTTACCGGCGTGGACACCGGAACAGATATGACCGCTGCTCAGGCTGCCCAGATAGAAGCTGATCTTGCAGCTATTGAAACGAAACTCAATGCACTTATAGCGGCCGCTCAGGGCGTTGGGATAATCGCAAGCGAATAAAGAACGAAAGGAGGTGAGGGTATGAGAACAGTAACGGTTAAAGAGGCACCAGAATCGGAGCCGTTAACCCTTGAAGAGGTGAAGCTGTTTCTGAAGGTTGATACAACCGCTGACGATACCCTTATCACCAGCCTTATTTCTTCCGCCCGGTTCTATGCAGAAAAATACCTGAATAAAAAACTGTTGACCCAGACCCTCACCGAAACACTGGACGAGTTCCCGTCGCTACCTCACGAGCTGAGAGATGGTCCCTTCCAGAGCCTGAGCGGTATCGTGTATTACGACGAAGACTCAACGGAGATCACCTGGGGCAGTTCGAACTATTTCTTTGATGCCGCTTCCGGCCGGATAGCCCTTACAGAGGACGGGGATACTCCACTTGAAACATTGCGGGATATCGCAGCGGTTCAGATCACCTATATAGCCGGGTTCGGAGATGACGCCTCAGATATCCCCCAGCCCATTCTCGATGCCATGAAGATATTCGTAGCTCATTTCTACAGGAACAGGGAACCCTTCAAGGCCGGAACCATCGTGAGCGAGATACCTTTTTCCATGACGGCTCTTCTTGATCCCTTCCGGGAGATACCGATATGAACATCAAGAGCATTTCCATAGGTGACCTTGATCAACGCATAACGGTGCAGGAGGCCATAGATACCCGTAATTCCATAGGGGAGCGGGTGTCGAGCTGGGCTACTGCTCTCGAGTGTTGGGCGGATGTGGAGATCGTAAAGGCTGAGGAGAAGGACATAGGCGGTTCCAACCGCAACGTCATTACTCATAACCTTATTATCCGTTATAGCACTGTCCCGAAGGAGAAAAACCGTGTCCTCTGGAAGGACCTCACCCTGGAGATCAGCAAGATCCAGCCTTTGGACAAGTTCCAGGAGTGGATGCTGTTGGAGTGTTCAACATGCCTGACGTAGCGTTGAAGGGAGCGGATAAGGCTGTTCGACACCTCAAGCGGGCAAAGGGTGAACTGAGAGAAAAGGCGTGGAAGGCTCTGAGGCAGGGCGGGGATATGGTCCGTAATGAGGCTCAGGCAAGAGCCCCTGTTTTTCCGAGCAAGGCTAAACGGTCTAGCCGGAGTGATGTCCAGCCCGGTGCTCTGGCTGCGTCCATAAAGGCCAAGAGGTCTAAGAAAAAGCTTCAGGTACGGGTAGAGGCTGATTACCCCTTCGGGAAAAAAGACGGTCGGTACTACGCCTTTGCCATTGAATACGGGACGCGGTTCCAGGAGGCTCAGCCCTTCCTACATCCAGCGGCCGAGGCGAAGGAAAACGCCATTGCGAATGCCCTTCTCGATGCCATGGAGGAGGCGATCAAATGAGTATCAATGATTTTCTGGCTGCCCTTTATTCTGCTCTTGCAGGGAACGGGGCACTTATGGCTGTTCTTCAGGATGTTTATTATGACCCTCCGGGAGATGCTCCAGGCCCCTATATTGTCATAGGGAACGGGCAGGACCTGCCGGGCCGGCTCCTTGATGCTTCCGAACGGCAGCTCAATCAAACCATCTATATATGGAGCAATGGCAAGAGAAAAGAGCTCATAGACATCCGGTATCTGGTAGAAGATGTCCTGGACTCTATGGCCGGATATGAAATATATCTGGATGAAGTCCAGATGATGCCTGCTGATGATGACGGATGGAGGCAGGTAGTTATGGACCTGAGGGTCTACATACGATAAGCGAGGTGAATAATATTGGCCAAGGGTAAATCTAAAGATGCAAGAGTCATGGTGGATGTTGGCGAAGCTCCTACAGAGTTTGGCGAGGTCAAGGATTGGGACTTCTCGGTCGATAAAAAGACCATCGATGCTACTTCAACCACCGATGACTGGGAAGTAGTGGAGCATGGCTCCAAGTCCTGGTCGGGATCTATTACCGTCTTCTATGATCCCGAGGATGCTGTTCAGTCTGCTATAGAGACATCTATCCTGACGGGCGATACTGACGTAGCCGTGACACTAAGACCCCAGGGTACAGGTGTGGGCAAGAAGGAATACGCCGGTGATGCCGTAGTAACCAGCTGGAAGCCCGCCGGTGCGAAAGATGACATGGTAGGCATGAGCCTGGAACTGAAGGGCAATGGTGCCCTCACTCCGGGAACACAGTCTGCAGGATAAGCAATAGGGGGTTGCAGAAATGAGTGAAACGGCAAAGAAAGAGACACTTGTCCGGGAGCCTGTTATGCGTATCGAGGGTAAAGAGAGGACGATCCGGTATCCTGTAATGTCCGTTATGAAGATGGAGCAACTGCTGGACTATTCCTCTCTGGAGCTTCTTCGGAAGGATGCGGATAATCCTTTTTCCATAAGGGAACTTGTGATCATTCTCTGGGCCGGGCTTACTGCCTCATGGCCGGGCCTTACTCTTGAAAAGACAGTAGACCTTGTAGAGGATGCTTCCTTTGATTTTGAAAGCGCGGCGGATATCTGCAAGCAGGAACTTTTCAAGTCGCTACAGCAGATCCTGAGATTTAAAACAGGTAAAAACTCAAAAAACTGACCGGGGAGGACCTGGAGCAATACTGGGAAAATGTTATATCCCGGGCTCTTGGTCCTCTGGGTTTACGTCATGCAGACCTGTGGAAGATCACCCTGGGAGAGCTTGCAGACCTCGACATTGCACAACGAAAAGTTGAACGGCAGCGGATCCGCGAGCTTGCCCTTCAGGCCTGCTGGATAGCAAACGGCAGTGGGATGAGGACTTCTCCTCTTCAGATCGAGGACCTGATCGGGTTTGAAGATCCGGAAACAGGAGAGATATTCAGCAGCAAGTGGGACTATCACTCCCATTGCAAGGAGAAAATACGCCGTAAGAGGGGGGTGGAGTAATGGCCAAAAAGCGGAGACTGGATTATATCATCGGTGCAGATGTCACCGAGTTCGAGTCAAAGGTTAATACCGTAACCAGAAAAATAGATCGTATGGGTCGGAAGGCTCAGAGGTTTGGTGCTACGTGGACAAAGGCTCTCACCGTCCCCCTGGTTGCGGCAGGCTCGGCCATGCTGAAGACAGCCAGCGACGCCGAGGAAACAGACAGCAAATTCAAGGCTGTATTTAAAAACCAGTCCAGGGAAGTGGAAGCCTGGGCCAAGACTTTCAGTCGTTCTGTAGGCAGGTCTACCACCGAGAACAAGAAGTTCCTTGCTACTATCCAGGATACACTGGTTCCCCTTGGCTTTGCCAGGGATAACGCTGCAGATATGTCCAAACAGGTTGTATCTCTTGCTACTGACCTTGCCAGCTTTAATAACCTCAATACAGAGCAGGTAATTGCAGATATCCAGTCTGCCATCGTGGGTAACACTGAAACTTTACGTAAATATGGAGTGGTGGCCCAGCAGAGTCAGATCGTTCAGGAAGCACTTAACAGCGGCCTTATAAAAAATAAAAGCGAGCTCGATGCCAACACCAAGGCTCAGGCTATTCTGCAGCTTGCTCTAAAAGGTACCGTTGATGCACAGGGAGACGCCGTAAGGACGGCAGATGGACTGGCAAACTCCAGCAAGGGCCTTAGCTCTGACATTAAGGACCTGGCTGAAAAGTTCGGTGCCCTTATGATCCCCACGGCTAAAGAATGGGTTGGAGTAGGAAGGGAGGTTGTCCAGGGCCTTACGGATATGGACACGGAGACCCAGCAGGCCATTATTAAATGGGGTGCACTTACAGCAGCAGGAGCCCCCTTGATTCTTATGATAGGTAGACTAACTTCTGGTTTTGCCACGTATGGACGGAATATTTATAAGGGGTACCTTAACCTTCAGGAGTTCATAGCATTTCATCCAGGGCTTTCCGCTATGGTAATAACTATAGGTCTTTTGGCCAAGTCCATGTGGGATTTCTACCATGCCAGCGAAAAGACCAAGAACGAGATCCGGTCCGTTATGTCTGCCACGGGTGTTAAGGGGATCAGTGAGAGTGCTAGAAACGCCGCAAAGCAAAGCTCCTTACCATCGACAGCAGATGGCTGGATCCCTCCAGCCTATAGCCGTAATCCTTTGGATACGAAAGGCAGCAGGGATTATGGCATGGGCGGAGCAGTGGATATTACCGGCCTGTCTTTCTGGAGTCCCGAGAAGGCCAAAGACAAAACCAAGGAAGTGACTCAGGCGGCACTCGATGAGGCCCGGGAATATGCAAAGAAAATGTCTGATATCCAGAGCGATCTGAATATCGAACTGCTCAGGCTGCATGGAGATTATGAATCTGCCGAACTGGCCGAGCTGAAGGGGCAATATGACCAGCTCATGGAAGAGGCAAAAAATTCCGCCGAAACCAGAGTCAAGATAGAGGAATGGTACGCGGCCAAGGTTGCCGAGTTGAACAGACAGGCAGCCATGGACAGGCTTGCCCAGGAGAACGAGATTCAGATGGCTTTTGCAACGTGGGGAAGTCGTTACGGTGCTGGTTCCGGAATGTCCATCCAGGACTGGACATCTTACAAGAAGGGCGAAAACGACTATGACGCCATGATGGAGGCAAAGAAGGCCGGCGAGGAAGTGGCCGCCACTCTGGGTAAGGTCAATAAGGAGCAGGATGAACTGGCCACAAAGGGCGATCTCTGGGCCAATAGCCTCTCCGATGGTCTTGCTAACGCCATAGTCAACGCAGAAGACCTTGGCGATGCGCTTGAAAATATATTACAGCAGATCGGTAGCTCTATTCTGTCCAGCATAATAAGCAAAAGCATAAGTGGATTCCTGCCATTCGCAAGCGGCGGTTGGATACCAGAGCCAGTTGTCGGCTTTGGCGCATCTGGGCGAATGTATTCTTTTGCGGAGGCTGGTCCGGAATATGTAAACAGATCGGGCGCTGGAGTAGGTAGTGGGAAGCAGATACAGCAGCAATCAACGCAGGTAACAACTGTTAACTTGCATGTTAATGCCATAGATAGTAAGGACGCTATGGATTTCTTCACGAAAAATAAAGGTCAGGTTACACGAATAATCAAGGAAAACATACAGTTCAATGGTGCTATACGCACGGCGATACAGGGGGCGAGATAATGTCTTTACCTCATTTTATATGGTCTCCGGCTTATGTCAGTGAGCTGACGAAGGAGCACAAGGTTGCTGAGACGGTTTTTGAAAATGGGAGTAAGAAGCGGTACTGGAAGGGGGCCCGCCCCAGGAAATGGAAATATACGTTTTTAAAGAACTACCCGCAGATCCACGAAATCTATGACTTCTGGGACGATAGAAAAGGGTCTTATGAGAACTTCCAGATCGAGATTTACAACGGTGTTACCGAGGCGAATGAGCTGGTTGTGTGTCACTTTGTGGAAACCGAGATAGATCTGAAAACCCAGGGGCGTCACTTCGGCGAGATCTCTTTAACCATCGAGGAGGTCTTATAAATGCCTCGAGGAACGACGACATATAACATTGAATCTGCAAAGGACAGCACAAGTCCTATCATATTGGTTCGGGCTTTAAATATCCCGAAACTTGCCGATTCTACGGATATCACATCCCTTTATCTGACTGATTGCGAGTCAGATATTTCTTTTTTTGATGAGGATGGAGCAGCACAGGTATATCAGTCATGTGCTCTCTCCTACTCGCAGGTTTCCGTTTCCAGTTCGAACGAGATCGAATCCTGCACGTTGAAAATCGATAACGTTGACCGTGCATTTTCTGCTCTGGCTCAGTTGTACCAGCTTCAGCGGATTGAGATTCATGTCCTCCGAGCTTTTCGGAATACCCTTGCAACTGCTGACGGTGCTGTCTATCTATTTATAGGCCATTCACAGGCTCCTGTGATCTCTGAAAGTTTCATTGAATTGAGCGTAAAAACCGACTTTTCATTAAATCAAAAACTGCCACGCCGGGTATTCTGGACAAGGGATTTTCCATATCTTCCAGCGAGCAAGGACATCAGGAATCCGCTATGATACAGGACCTTGTCGGTATCCCCTGGAAATATGGGGAGATGGATTGTTGCAAGCTTATGATCCTGGCTCAAAAAGAGTTATTCGGGCGGGAATTAAAGCCAAAATACCCGCATGGATATACGCCGGAAACCTTGAATGAGGAATCTAGAACAATGATCCGGGAATTCAACGAGATAGGTTATCCGGTTGTAAAGCCAAAAGCCGGAGATCTGGTTGTACTTGAAATATTTGGAGGCTATCACGTAGCGACTTTTATATCTGATTTTGAGATCTTACATATATTTGAAGAACACACTTCGAGGATTTCTAAATATAACAGTTTCTTCAAACGCAGGACAATAGCGATTTATCGACTTAAAAAGGAGGTGGGAGAATGACAGGAGCATTAATAGGGGCAGCATTTGGTATGGCAGCCGGGGCAGCCGGAATTACCATTGCAGGATTCACCGCCGGGACAATGTGGATGGTGGGAGCTTCCATCGGAGCCATGTTTGATAAAGCCGATATGGGGCTGGACAACACATCTCCCACATATTCGCTTGGCGAACTGTCGAACACAAAAAGTCAATTAGTCCCTATCCCTGTAGTCTACGGGCAATGCAGAGTAGGTGGAAATGTATTCTTGCAGGACTTTCTCGATGACAAAAAAGAACGCATGAATATGTTTGTTGCCGTTTCCGAGGGTGAAATACAGGCCATTTCCGATGTTATGGCGAATGACCAAGATCCTGTAAATGATCTTGATGATTGCTCGGTATCAAAATACCTCGGGACATCTACGCAGACCAAGGATAGCAGACATCCGACCATCAGCACTGAATTAACCACACAAGGATATACCGGGAATTATGAAAATCTGGCTTATATAGCCTTGACTTTAAAAGCACAGGAAAAGTTATCCGGCACTCCTACAATATCGAGCATTGTCCAGGGACGCAAGGTCTGGACCCCCGACGGGGTGCAGTATTCCAGGAACCCGGTCTGGTGTCTGATAGACCTGCTCAGCAATGAACGATACGGTCTCGGAATGTGGGTAAATGATCATCCGAACTGGGGCTTGATTGATTATGATTGCGCGGTTGAAAGTGCTTCGTATTGCGACGAGATTGTAGGTGACAGCCCCAGGTTTCAGCTTGATTATGTTGTAGATACTCAAAAACCCTGTATCGATGTTATGACAGATATCCTGTCCACATTCCGCGGGTACGTTATTGGCCGTGAGAAAATCCAGATATGTATAGACAAGCCTTCGACGGTCTACAAGTACATAGATATGTCGAACATTATCGAGGGTTCTTTCAGCTGGAAACAACAAGATCCAGATAACATGTACAACCGGGTGGTAATTAACTGGACTAACCCTGACGATAGTTACGAAAGCAATGCCTATATTATTGAGGATGAGGACAGTATTGCCCGGTATGGAGTCATTGAGAAAACATATGATCTGCCGGGTATAACTACTGTTGATCAGGTTGCTCGTATGGGCGCGTACCTCATCGATATGGCTAACGGTGTCAGGAATTTCTGTTCCTTCGGCCTGTCTCTTTCTGACGGCGACATTGAGGTCGGTGACGTTATAGGCGTTACGCATGATCTGCCAGGGTGGGGAAATTATGACGGGGAACACCCTGATAACCCGGCAAAATTAATGCGAGTTACGCAGATCGATGATGTAGAAGATGATAACGGCCTTGAATCCATAGCGGTGACCTGCGCCGAATATGTGGAAGAGGTTTATAACGACCGGGCAGGGGATATACCAGTTAAAATAGATACGGGGATCGATAACCCGTGGGACCCGGACGAGGTAACTGATCTCGCTATTACAGAACAGTTGATCCTCGGTTCCGATGGTACGTATCATCAGACTGCTATCTGTTCCTGGACATTGCCTGACGGGATTCTGGAAGGTATAGAAGTTTGGTGGAAATATAGCCTTGATTCCGAGTGGAAACAATCTGCGACTTTAAGCCCATATGCAAATTCTTACACTTTCCTTGATCTTGAAATAGGGGAAACCCTACAGGTAAAAGTCATAACCGTTTCCAACTGGGGCGTGCGTTCTACGGGTGCGACGGCTACACAGTTCCTGAGCGGTGATGGAGAATCACCGGATGCTCCGTCAAGCGTAACCGCAGTAGGTAGTTTCAGGACCATATATCTGAATTGGATGGCTCCCGCCTCTCTGGATCTATCCCATTACGAAGTTTGGGAAAGCACGGATTCTGTGGAAAGCAATGCTACAAAAATAGCTGAGGTCACAAGCCCGTCTTTTGTGGTTTCAAATCTCGGTGTACTCGTAACCCGGTGGTACTGGATCAAGGCAGTAGATTATGCCGGGAATACAAGCCCGTCGAGTACAGTTGTTTCTGCAACGACCACCACAGCGGTATCAGCAGATATAGCCGATGCTGCCATAACTGGAGATCATATCGCTGCAACCGCTCAAATTTCCATAGGCACAGGTGGAAGGCTGGTTATAGGTGACGAGGGATATATTCAAATCGGTGATAACGGTCCTATTCTTTTAGATATATCGAATGACTATCCGAGAATACGCATAGGAGATCCAGATAACGCAACAACAGGGCCATATATGGAACTGACACAAGGTGATATTGAAGTTTATAAATATTATGATTCAGCCTATGAGCTGCAGAAAAATCTTCGTAAAATAGTTAGTGGAATTGCTACAAATAACACTACCGTCACTCTTGCAGGGCATTGGGAAAGCCAGCCGGAAATAATATGTTCGGTAAACGAAATCGTCGTATATAACAAAGACTATGTAGGGCAAAACCAGACCCTGCAGGTCAGCGCGACGAACGTAACTTGGGACAACGAAACAAAAACCTGCACATTCAAGCCCCTGGCTAAACTGCTCATATCGGCTACATCGACTACAACGAGTCCCGGAGAACAGGAACACGACGCCCTCGATTACACTTTTCCGAGGACGGTGCAGACTGGTAGTTATACTATCCCTGCAAATACGACGAGCGTAACCATTAATTTCAAATATTCGGCGCAACACGGCGGGTACCAGGTCTGGAACGAGGATGATTATACTTCAAGGTATTATACCCGGACTGCCAAGACCGTACGGGTGAAGGTTTATGCTGTGATTTCCGGTGTAGGTGATGTTTTGTTGTTAAATACCACGACAGACAAAACATGGTATACCGACATCACGACCACGCCACACTACACGTCTGTGCAGAAAACCATATCCATATCGTCATCGACCAGCTCCAGGACTATATCCTTGAAATGTGTTTTTTCAGATGGTGATGAGAACTATTCCGACGGTACCCATAGGGACAGTGCAAGCCCAGATCTGAGTTCCGGGTGGTTGTATTTTACATCTTTCGTATGTTCAGCCAGTTCAGCGAGTGCCATAGCCACGGGCAAATTGAATTATCTTGCGATAGGAGAATAGGGCATGATTCGATACGTGATTACCGAGAATGGAATATTGGATAGGCAGGATAACTTCCTTATCCTTGATAACGGCGGAGACCCCGAACGGTTCAAAGAGTTTTTGGAATGGAAAATGGAAGGCAACGAACCTGTACCCATGGCTCCGTCACCCCTGCATGTCCTTGTGGACGACGAATGGGTGGTAGATCTGGAAGAGTTGAAAAATGCGAAAAAAGCCGAGATAGCACAGGCGCGGTACGAAGAGGAAACCGGGGGTCTAGAGGTCAACGGAGTAACGATAGATACTTCCCGAGATTCACAGGCACTTTTGACCGGGGCGGTTATACAGGCGTTGCAGGATGAAACTTATACTCTCAACTGGAAAGGCGTGAACGGCTGGGTAACTCTGGATGCTGAAACGGTCATAGCCATAGGCACGGCAGTCAGGCAACATGTACAGAGCTGTTTCGACCGGGAAAAAGAGTTATCGGCACAGGTTGATGAGGCAACGACGGGGGAAGAGATAAGCAGAATTTCATGGTAAGGGAGGTAACGCAATATGACAAAAGCTGCTGGGATTACCCCTGCGAATATAGGGAAAAAAATACCGCAGGGAGCTACGTTTATCGAACGCTATTATTTCAGAGATTCGAACGGGGATGCCATGCCCTATCTGGACACTGCCACGGGACTTTGCCAAATACGGGAGGCTCCTGCCGATGCTAACGGGAGTATTACCGCTACGGGTACTGTCACTATCGACGCAGCAACAGGTGAAATTGAAGTGTGTTACCCCACATCGGAAACGCTGAAGCTCGTGGAGATCTCTAACGGATCCGGTTATTACCGGGATATAAAAATAATATACGATGACGCGTCCGAAGACTGCATTGTGTCGGGGCGAATCTTGCCCATCCTGGAGGTGAGCCGAAGTGGGAGCTAGCGAGATTTCTAAAGATATCGATTTGATTATCCAGGATAGCGGGGTAGTTCTCCAGGTAGTGAGGGGAGCTAAGGGCGATGCGGGTCCTGAAATACAAATACAGTATTCCCCCGAGGTGTCTACTGGCTGGACGGATACATACACTGGTAACGAGAAATACATGAGGATGAGCACGGATAATGGTGTTACCTGGGGAGATGCCCTGCTCATTAAAAGTGATCTTAGTGGTGCAGAGATAAAAACTCTGTATGAGGCAGAGGAAGATACAAATGCATATACCGATGAGGAAAAAACGAAGCTGAGTGATATTGCTGAGAACGCTAACAACTATTCTCACCCGGCTAGTCATAGTCTTGACATGATAACAGAGACTACAGAGTTGAAGGTCATGACGAGCGATGAACGAATCAGATTGTCTACCATAGGAGGCATCCCGATATGAGTACGGTAAATTGCGGAGTCAAAACAGCAACAGGAACGGCATCGACAGTGGGAGTCGCAACGAGTCGGAAATATCTGAGGCTCACCAATGAGTCTCCGGATACTCGTGTGAGGATAGGAGACAACGGCATTTCTACGACGGCAGGTATAATCATCGAGCCTGGGGCAACCGTGGAGTTTCGCCCACTGCCAAGCGAGAATACGGAAATATATGTTATGTCTGAAGGTAAAGCAATTAAGCTGGCGTACTACGAGGTGATATCATGATACATGAAATATCTGTGCTCCAGAATAAAAATGAGGCTATGGGCACGCCGCAGATTGTCCAGATCGATGTGGATTTTTCTGATGAGGGGGTACCACTGAATGGATCTGTAAAGGTGGAGGGTGATGGTATAGCATATGTCCCGATATTCGAACGGGATATGCGCGAGAACCACAAGGCCATGTTCCCTGTCCCAGAACCGGAACCCATGATCGAGGAGATGATATAAATGATACCAAACGTTGAATGTGTCCTCGGAAAGCCTGTAATAGTACAGGATGCCGCCAGACGTGGCTTTGAAATGGCACTGACCCAGAGAGTTCTTGAGCTTGGCACTGATGGGTTCAGCTCAGCCGACGAGAGGGCAGAATGGTCTGCCAAGATGGAGATCCTGAGTGGTGGGAAGAACACTATACTCTGGGTGAATGACGGGGCCGGAACACCCCTCTATTTCCCCACTATTAAAGTGAGATTCCCTGCCATGCGGAGATGTGATTTACTGGTGGATTCCACTGACCAGAATTTGCATTATGCCTTCAATGTGAACGGCAAGATAAATTCCTACATCTACATCGGGAAATACCAGGCTG